TGGTCGGTCAATGCAGCCACATCAGCGGCGAATTCCAGGAATGGAAGGTCAGAGCCGACACGTGCGGTTCCGTCCGTGTTCATGGCATACGAGACACCAGAAGCAGTCAGGAACGCCAGCTGATCCAAACGGTCAGCAAGCCAGTAGGCCAGCACGTCGCGGCTGTTTTCGCGGAAGCTCACGATCGACTTCTGATCGGCAAGACGTCCTTCGTGGCGATTCGCGTGACGCAGTTGGTCGATGCGAATGACCTGTTCGTAGGACTTCATTGCCTCTTCGTTGCCTTCCAGGGTGCGGTCGCCGGCGATGCCGTCGCCTTCCAGGTCAGCCAGAAGCGTGATTACAGCACGTGCGCCCTTCTCGGTTTTCTTCAGCTCGGTGATGCGCTGAATCATTGAGTTGGAACCCGTGCCCGTGAACTGATTCATAAAGGAGAAGTTACGGGCGTGACGCCAGAGATCCATCGACCAAGCGGTCTTTGCCTCACTCGTCAGCGCCGCAAAATTAGTAAGGGCCATAGGGCACCTCCTTTGCGTTCAGTTACCAGAAAAAAGTTTTCGGCTGAATCTCGCTTCAACTGGGCGATGACGATGTTTTAAGGCTATCGAGGCCTGACACACTATCGCAGTGCCGTGCGAGACTTGATAATAAACTACTTCCTGCTAGCTAAGCAACTGATGTTCGAAGTACTGTCGCTGACAGCAATGTTTTGCGCGGCCGTAGACAGCATGTCCTGCTGCGTTCTGCGCAACAACGCTTCTTGGTAACCGTACAAACCAGTGTTTAGCTTATCCTGGTCGCGTTTGTACAACGCGAACTTTGCAGCTACCTCGTGAACCTTTTTCTGCAGTCGGCCCCACGACTTTTCGTCGGGGGCTTCCTGCGCATCAGTGTATCCGCACAACCAGATAATGAACTCACGAAACTCAGCGAACTCATTCATGCTGTTTCCTCCAAAGTGTCGCCGCGCAACTTAGCAAGTTGCTCTGGAGACAACTTGTCGAACTGCTCGGGGGTCATCTTGGAAATGTCGGGCAGACCATCACGTGCCCCTGACTTGTCCGAATCCGTACCGGCTTTCGACATGTCGGGCGGCGACTTCCTTGCGGCTTCCGCTGCGTTCTTACGAGCACGCGTAGCGCGCTTGTTGCGCATGACATCTGGATCTGGCTTGTCTTCCTGCTCAGAAGCTTGTTCCAAAGGCTTCAGCACGTAGTGAACGGCCTTGTTCAACGCTGCAGTAGAGGTATAGCCTTTTTGCTGGAAGGCGTCCATGAGGTCCGACACCTCATTTGCAACCTCGGTGTTAAAGGCATCAGAATCCGGGTTAATCGCCGGGTACTTCGCTTCGTATGCAGCCAGCTGTGTGTCATACCGAATTTGCTCGATAGTAGCTCGTCCTGTGCGCTGGCTGTGCTGCTGAAGAACGGTAGACGTGAGCTGATCCTGGAGCTGTCTGAGTTCCGTCCGGATAGCACGAGCTTCTTTGACCTCGCCTTCAAGAAGATGATCTTCATACTTGTCCTCAAGCTCGCTGATCTGTGAACGAAGGTTCTCTACGTCCTCCGACTCAACCTTTTTCTCCAGCTGTTGCTCTGCTTGCTTCAGCTGGGACTCAAGAGCGGCTACCTTCTCCCGGGCCTTACGCTGTGCTTCATCAAAGCGTGCTTTGGGGATCTTTATATCAGGCCCGTCCGCCTCCGGTTCAGCTTCCTCCTGATCTGGCTCGCTGTTTTCTCCGCCATCAGGTTCTGCGCCATCCTCTGAATCTTCGGCTTCGGCATCTGTTCCATCATCGCCACCATCCTCGGCATTTGCTTCGGCAGTATCTTCATCAAGTTCTTGCTCCTCTTCAGCGAAATCACCTCGCGCACGGCGCATGGCGAGGTCTTCAGCGGCCAGTTCTTCAGCTGTCTTTTCCGTCGTCACTAGGTTTCTCCTTCGGCTCCTGCTTAGCAGCCTGACGTGCGGCTGCAAGCTTCTTCTCTTCAATGCGCTCGCGAGAAGCAATCTCTTCGCGTCTCACTTGCGCGTCAACGTCAGTCTTATACCTATTCATAGCCAAATCGGCTTGAACACGCAACTGAACTTCGGGGTCAATGGGTTCACTAAGACCCATTGCATCCAACTGGGTCTTTACTTGCTTCGCTTGCGCGTCCGCGACGTCGCGGTCGGCGTCGGCATTGATTTTCTTGACTTCGGCTTGCTGCCGCTGCATGTCGATTTGCCGCTGCTGCTGCGCTTCTTCACTGTTTGACTCCTTCTCAATAGCCTCAAGAACTTCCGACTTGTTTGGAATACGGCTGTTCTGAATAAGGACTGAATCGGGGATAGCGACATTAAGGTCTTTACGCATCTCCGCTGCTTGGGCGAAGGTGCTGTCCTCAAGTGTATCACGCTCTGGTTGATTGGTAACGATGATGTCGTACTCTCCCAGGGTCAGATCGCGGACGATCTCGCCTTCAGGAGTTATCTCGTTAACCCTGAATTCCTCAGACTGTTTGCGCAACGGATCCGTGGTGATGTGCATCATGCGTTCTTCGGTGTAATACGTCTGAACGATGTCTAGCAGCCGCTTAGCCAGCAGATGGTCGGTACGATTAAGGTTGTCTTGAACCAGGGCGTAGTTCGCACTAGCGCGAACTTGGTTGGCTTTTAGCGCTTTAGCCGAAACATCTTCTCGCGCAAAGCCTGTCGTCGCATCTGGAACTCCAGATATTGTCTTAATATGCTCTTCAGCTTTCCAAGACACGCGCTCCAGGCCAGACGGCACCTGATTGGGCTGTATTTTGTCGGCATCGTTGATATCGTCCAGTTCAAGAACAAGACCGGTCTGAGCACCTCGTTCTTCGAGCTCAGCGGCGGACATATTTTGCAATGAACCCGCCTTAAGCTTCCATCCAGAGTTTGCTGTCGTATTTACGACGTGAAGCTCCTGAGAGGACACCTTATTAAGTAATTCCTGGGGTCCAAGGAGGTTTTCCACTACGCCAATAGTAGTTCCGCGACGAAAATAAGGGAAAAACGGAACGACAGTGAAGTGGTTGTACGGGCTCCAGTCGTCATGCAGCACTTCGGCCCCGGCTACAACCGTCCATCGGATTCGGGGAGAGGTCTTCTTCAGGACGGTGTAGTCGGGATTGATAGAAAGAAACTCATCGATCTCAGCTGCCTTCCAACCGTCCGGAATATTGCGAACTTCGCCCGTAGGAAGGTGAACAAAGTGGTCGCGACGGTCCAATTTGCGCCACTGGCGCTCCAAAACGCGCACAACACGCAGAACTGGGGACTGGGAGCCGTCCATACGGTACGGATTCGTCTCATCAACGTCACCAAACCGGTCTCTATCCCAATCCTCGACGTCGTAAGCGTACGGAGTCATGGTCGACGCTTGTGATTCGAGCCTCGTACGCCATTTTTTGCCGTACATAACCTCGATTTCATCCAAAGTGAGCCACTTGGTCACAATGACATCGTTCCACTCGTCCGGATCGTACATAGACGCGTCGGAGTCAATCAAAACATTCTTAGGATTAAGCTGAGTGACGCTCGCATCACCCTGAAGAGAGTCGGAATAACCTAAACGTACATCAAAAAAGCCTCTGGAAGAAATCAGTCCGTCCAAGTACACGTCAGTACGTACCCAGGGGAGCTGATTATTGTCTGAAATCTGCATAAACACCTTAGTAAGTGCCTCTGCAACCTCTTCCGTAGCGCCAGATCGCCGGGGACGGAAGGATATCTCAGTACGGTTGTAGATCTGCTCGCCGGCAATATTTGCCAGCGTAGCCAGGATCTTGTTGATAGTGAGGGCTGGTCGCTTCTGTTGTCTCAGCGTTTCAAGATCTTCCTGGCTCCACTGCATGCCAGCAAAGAAGTTCTCACATTTTTTCGCCTTCTTAACAAAATCGAGGTGCCCGTGGTCGCGGAGATACTGATATCTCCACCATGTTTCCATCGCTAAGTCGACCATGTTATAGCCTGCCTATAATAAGCACTCAAACGGGCTCCTTGTTATAGCCCCCCTACAATAAGGGGGGCTATAAAGCTGTATTAAGCGATAGCGGGAACCGCTGCTCCGCCTGACAGACCAACCGTGACCCAACCTGCGTCGGTCCACATGCCAGTCCAAGACTCTGCTGCACCCGTAAACGTAACAGTCGACCCGTCAACGAAGTTCGCCGGGGTCAATACGCCGCTGCCACCGTCAGCTACGTGCGTAACAACCTTGATCTGACCCACCGTGTCACCGTCCGCAAGGGTCAAGGCATCGCCTACGCCCGTGCTGGTAAAGAAGGTCACGGTTTCAGTCGTCGTTACCGCACCTGCACCTGACAGAGCCTGTGCTGCGCCGGTCTGGTAGACGGGAGGGACTCCTGCGCTAGGATCTGTGTATCTTGCTGAGTATCTACCTCTGCTCATTGAAATGTCTCCTTAAGCTGACATATGACCGCCACCAGTACCACTAGCGGCGTACTTGTGAAGCTTGTCTTTCCAAGACTTGAACCCCTGCTTCTTAGGGAGCTGTTTGGGCTTTTTACCCGTAGCGAGACGCGTGGCCCAAGCCAGCGCGTCTACAATATCATCATGGCGACCCGCAGGGAACCTCGACAGCTCCTTTTTCACATCTTTGTACCAGGGAGAACCCTCGATAAAGAAGAACTTGCGGAACTCCATGCGCCCCTGCAAGTCCCTGGCGCGGGACTCCTTGTCGGTCAGCGTAGGTAGCACCTCAATGCCTATGTACAACTTCTCATCGCGCATACGCTCGCGCAACATCGGCCGCAACGACTTCCATATCTGACCATCCTCTACCCCAAGCCGCAGGGCGCTACCATCGATGCCACTCCACCGGTCGATCATGGAAATAAACTCGTCGCCAATGCGCTTGGCATCTCCCCGAAAGCGCACTAGGTCGACCAGATACAGGTTGTCGTTCTCATCCTGCATGAGCGTGCAGCCCACCGTGTAATCCGCTCGCTGCTTCTGACTGATCGCGAAGTCCCAAGCCATGTAGTAACGTCGATGCTGTTTTTCCGGCATCGTCGGTGCCATGTGGAAGCACTCGTCTTTAAAGAACAAACCTTCACGTGGTACCGGATCCTGCTGGTACAGAGCAGACCAGATACGACCGCCGTTGTCTTGAGCTCTGACTCGTTCAAGGAACTCTAGGGTGTATCGTTCTTCGTGCAAAGCTTGATTGGGTTCCCGGAGAAGCGTAAACCCAGCTTCTGGAATTGGCTTATCAGATCGGTGAATCCGGAAGGTTTCGTCACATCGATACTCATACTTTTCGGAAATGGCGGGGTAACGGACGACTTCAAACTCATCGGCATCATCAAGGTACTCCATCTTGCTAAGAAGTCGACCAGCGAGATCATCGTCGTGCCACATGGTTTCGATGAGGAGTATTCCACCACCAGGAGCAAGTCGTGTATATGCAGCAGCGAAATACCAATCCTCCAATTTCTCCCTGGTCGTAAAGTTGTCGGCTTCCTCCATGTTCTTGATAGGGTCATCCACAATAAGGACATGCGCGCCCTTACCCGTGATACCACCCCCGACGCCTGCGGCGGTAAAGCCACCTCTCTTAGTTGTAAGCCACGCTTCAACCGACTGTGACTTTGGATCGAGCTTTGTCTCAGGGAAGATAGCGGCATATTCATCTGAAGCAATGACTTCACGTACTCGTCGTGAAAACCTTGTGGGCAGCTCAAGGTTGTACCCCACGTTGATAATTTCATGATGTGGTACGTGTCCAAGATGCCAGGATGGAAACATCTGCGAGGCGAGTGTGGACTTGCCGTGGCGGGGCGGGACCAACAACATGAGGCGTGGAGACTCTTTATCTCGCACCGCTTTGGAAAACCTCTCGAGTCGTGTCGCGATATCGTAATGTACCCATCCCGGTTCATAAGTGTCGCCCTCCATCGCCTTGGTAAATTCCAGCAAGTCGCGAGTGAGCAACTCACGACGGGCGAGTTCTTTGAGCGCTAATTGTCGAAGACTAGGCTGCATTCAATTACCAAAAAGTGAAACGTTATGACGGTTTTCCCCCCTGTCCAGTTAGGGTTCCACCGTTTTACGTAGAACCCCCACGTATACGGATCAAGACCCGCCGCCACTTTCACGATACTTCTCCACCCAGGGCACGTACTGCTTCAGCGAGGCCAACGAATCGAGCACGACCTTTTTCGAACCAGTATCTTGCGGCATCCGCCGCTTCCGGGCAGGCTTGTCGAGTGAATGTTTCGAGTCCTTCTTGTCCATTGTCATACCATTCAATCAGTGAGTGGGCTATCTCATCCGGAGTCTTCGGATGTTTATACGTCTTCTTCAACGATTTCGACATACTCGGCCTCCACAGCATCTTGTTCTTGAGCTAGCTGCAAAAGCTTTTCACGGCTAGCCGTCTTCAACTCTTCAAGCATAGCTTGTCCGTTAACGCTAAGCGAGATTTCACGTCGTTCTGGTTCGTAGAATCCGCACATACGGCCAATTTCCTTCCACCCTGTGATCATACTGTTGGGTTGACGTTGATCTTTGGCCATATCGATTGCTTCCAAGATGCCCTTCATTACCTGCCTGCGGGACATGTTGGTCGCACCAATCATCTGGTTGTAGTGCTTGGCGACTGCCTTTTGGAATCCTTCGTGCTCGTCCTTCCATCGTTCAACCGTCGTCGGT